GAGGGTCATCTGAGATTTGATAGAAGCCACCAGCACACCTCCTTTCAAGGTATAAAAATGCCACCCGCTCCAGATAGCCCCGGAGCGGGTGGGTGAGAAGTGCGTTTATAGGGTTGTTACGTTGGTGGCCTTGCTGATTTTGCCGCGGTGCCGATCTGCGATCATTTGCGCCTTGGCGTTGTTTTCCACCCGGAAAGACAAATGGCCAACTCCGTCATCTTTGAGGTACGTGATGATGAAATAATACTCAATGACTTTGGACTGTTTTTCCTTGGCCCGTCCGCCGACCATTGCGCCCAGCGTACCAAACAGCATGGCTCCGCCAATGGCGCCACCAACGCTGCTCACGTAAGACTTTTGGATTTCAACATCAGAATGTACGGACATGTCGGTAATTTTCGCATACGCCAGCTTGAACTCATTGCCGCCGCCGCTGGCGGTGACAAACTCGTCTCCGAAGTGCAGAACGCAAGTCGTGCCCTGGGCCAACGGCAGCCCGACAGCGTGCTCACCAGACAGCGAGGCCAGCTCGCGTGCCAGGCGCAGCTCCTGCTCGGCCCGTTTAGCTTCCAGTTCGGCTTGCTTTGCAGCCTGTTTCGCAACCTTGCGTTGCTTAGCCTTTTCGCTCTCAGGTCTCAGCATGAAAGCAATGAGGGCAAACGCGATTGTAGCCGCAAGATTTGAGCTGAAAGTCTCTCCGCTATCTGTTGCAGTGATAACACCCCCAATTACAGCAGACAAGCAAAAAAACCAGAAGAAAACCATTCTCGCCGTAATGCGGTTTCCTCCTTTGGCAGACTGCTGCTCTGTTGCTTTCTTTTTAGGCCAAATAAAGAAACCCAGCAGCGCAAATACACAGGCGCACAAAACACCCTCTACCGCCTTGCCCTGCTTGCCCAACGCGAAAAGCACAACAACTGCGCCGAAAAGGAAATAGCCACCTATAATTTTTCGCACCATAATAGTGCCCCCTCCTTGGTAGAATGTGGGGACATTTTACCAAGGAGGTCGCACGGTGTCAAGCGGCAAAGCCAAAAATGATAAAATTCTACCGTTTTCGACCCTTGCGGGCCTGGGCCTCCAGCTTGGCGTTCTGCTTGCGCTCCGCCTCACAGCGGGCATCTATGGACGCAATGACAAAGGCGCGTTCCCTGATGGGGAGGTCAAGAAACTTGGACGGCTCCCAGCCGAATTTTTGCAGACAGAAGTGTGCATAATTCGCCTCTGGGTCGCCGTCCGCGATTAGTTTTTTGCCTCGTCCACCAGCTCGCTGTCGCTCTTGAAGCCGTTGAGCTGGAACACCTCGGTAACATAGTCGTCGAACTCGCCGCCGATGAGCAGGGAGCCCAGCAGAGCCTCCGGGGTGACAACGCCCCAGTCGTTCTGGAGAGTGGCGTCGTTCAGGTCGGGGAATACGGTACACTTGGCACACACCTTGGCCTGGAAAGCGTAGGTGTCAAGCTGCTGGGTGTACTGGCCCTTTTTGCCGGGCACGGGCACCTGCTTGATACAGGCGCTGCGGATGCGGGCGTACTCCTCGGCGGAAATGCACCGGATTTCCCATTCCACCGGCTCGCCGTCCTCCCCCTTGATACGGGGGGAAGCGGCAAAGCGGGCGTTGCTGATCTGCTCGACGTTGGGCCGCATAAAAGCGGACAGGGTAGTGTTACTCATAAATGGTTTCCTCCTTTAGTTTGTGCCGTCCTTACATGTAGGACGGGTTGGTGTGCTTTTCGGGGCGGGTAAAGCCGTCGCAGTAGCCCTCGATGGACTGCTCCACGAAATCACCCTCAGAGTTGAACATGGACAGCAGCACATCGCCGTCCAGGATGCAGTTGTTGTAGATTTTGGTGCTACGGCCCACGGAGCTGGCGGGGTCGTCGTTGGAGGTCTGGATGTCAAAGGTCGGCATCACACCGGTCTTGATGAACTCCTCCACGATCTCGTCAAAGATTTCCGTGCACTTGTAGATGGTCATGGAGAACGCCAGCGCCACCGTCTGAGGCTTGTGACCCACCACGGGGTTGCCCAGGCGGAACACCTCTTTGGTGTTGACAGAGGCCTTGCCCTCAAACTCCTTGGCCATCAGCATGGAGTAGCGGACGCCGTTTCGTGTCACAAAACACTCCGCATAATTGGCGCTTACAGCGTCCTGAGTATTCATAGAAGCGTTAGGCATTGTTTATTTTCCTCCCTTACTGAATAATGACGCTCATGTAGAGCTGGCCCATGGCGTTGACCACGTTGATGCCGTCCATGTTCAGCAGGACGGCCTTTTTGGTGTCGCCCTGGTTGCAGGTGACCACGTTCTCGTCGAAGTTCTCCACGGCGCGGATGCTCTCCAGGTCCTTGATGAGCTTTACCACGTCATTCCACAGGGACGCGCGGCCAGAGTTGTCGTTGGGGACAACACCCACATAGCGGGTGTTGAACAGCACGGCCCCGTCGTTTGCAATCTGGTCACACACGCGCATGGTCTGGTTGCTCTGGAACACCGCACCCTTGGTGTCGGTCAGAGTTACCAGGCTGTTGATGTCCTCCAGCACACGGACAGTGCCGTTGACATTGTGGAACATGAACTTGCCCGCCTTGATGGCAGCCTCAAGCTCAGCCTGGGTGTATTCGGTGTCAATAACCAGCTCGCCGTCATACTTGGCGTTGGTCAGGGACTTGTTGACCTCGACACCGGCATGGGCACCGGTAGCCCAGTACACAATGGCGTGGTCGTCCACATCCTCGATGGTGGTGTGGGTGGCGGTGTTCCACACGCCAATAACGCCCTCGTAGTCCGCGGTGGGCTGCCAGGCAACCGTCTGGAACTTAGCGCCCACCTCGTCGCGCATGCGCTTGGTGAAGCTGGCGTAGAGCTGCACGGTGGTGGCATCCGCCGCAGGACAGCACAGAGTGTTGAACGCATAGGGCTCCACCTTGTCCAGGAAAGCCTGGTGGTTTTCGCCGGTGATACTCTCAGCATCTGCGCCGCCATCCAGCTTGGTGCCCGCATTTGCGGACAGAGCTGCGCCGGTCTTAAAGGTCACGTAGTCGTTGGCCACCAGATCAGCGACGGTCTTGACCGTCTGGGTGTCCACGCTGATGCCGTCCAGGTGGGTGCTGACATCCCACATGGCGCTGTCGTCCACGTTGGCCGCCACTACGATGGTCAGGTCATTGCCACGCACACCGGGATACTTGGCCTCCGCCAGCGTGTTGCTGGCCTTTTTCGCACCAGTGCCCAGACGGTAGCAGTAGACAGTCGTGGCGTGCAGGAAAATCTCCCGCAGTGCCAGCATCTTGGGGTGATCATACGCATAGCCGAAAATGACCTTGCTGTTTTTCTGGAAATCGCCGGAAGTGACGGGGAAAATCTCATCCTCCGGGCCCCAGCTCAGCTCAAAGGGAGCCGCAGCCACGCCTCTGTTGGAGAGGGTGGCAGACGCCTTTGCCACGCTGGTGAAGTTGATGTAGGAGCCGGGCAGGATCTTGTTCTGGGTCTGCCAGTTGCCTCCGCCAAGTGCCATGTTAATTCACCTTTCCTTTCGTGTACTTCTTAATCAGCGCGTCCACCTCGTCCAGGGTGTAACGCTTGTTGTCGTCCAGCAGAGCGTTGACCATGTCCCGCCGGTTGGCGTAACGCTTGGACGCGGCAATCTGCTGCTTGGTGTAGACGGTGGCCTCTGCCCCCGTCATGTCGGGATTGACCTTTGCCATGGTCTCATTCCTCCTGTTCTATCCGCAGGGTCTCCATAGGCTCATGGGTCTGCGGGATGTAGATGTGGTGGTCGTAGGTCAGCAGGACATGCAGTACATCGTCCTCAACTTTCCAGTTGCAAGACGTGGCATGTATGATGTCCCCCTCCGGTGTGGTAATACTCTCCAGCGCCAGCGTGAGCGTATCTGCTTTGTCGTAGCAGTCCGCTGCGCCGTTGGCCGGATAATAGATTACATCCACCAAGGGGGTGCGCTTGAAACGCTGCCCCACTTCCTTGTTGTGTTCGGCGCTGGCCAGCGTGACATTGAAGTCACCCGCCGCAACGCCCTGCGATGTTTCCCCGCCATGTACCTTGCTGTCGGGGAAAGCGGCGTTGACCGCGAGGCTCACGCCGTCAAAAATGCTTTTGAAATTGATCTTAGCCATCGAAAACCTCCCGTAAAAAGGCTCTCAGTTTTTTCTCCAGCACACCGGGGGCGATGCGCTCCAGTTGGTGCTCGGAAAGAGTGAGGAAATACTGGCCCGGCACCCAGCCGTTTCCGCCGGGCGTTCTGTGGCCAAATTCCACATAGCTGGCATACTCCACGGGGTTGATGACCTCGATGGAGTAGCTGTTGCCCTTTTTCGTGACGGTCAGTGAGTTGGCAAACTCGCGGGCCTTGCTTGCTCCGCCACCGTTGCCGTTTTCAGCCTCCTCGTGCGTCCGGGCCGTCCAGCCGCGGCGCAGGGTGCCGCCTTTTTTGCCGCTGTTCTCCGGGTACATGCCAACGGGTGTGGCGCGTATCACAAGAGACAGCAGCCGGGCGGCCAGCTCTTTGGATGCATCGCGGCAGAAACGGTCCAAATCCGTGGTCTGGAGACGCTCCAGCCGCTTTTGGAGCTGCTGGATGTCCCGGAAATCGCAGTTGCCCCACCGTGCCATCAAGCCCACTCCTTTGCCAGCGTGAGCGGGACCTCCTGGTGCCAGGAGTAAACCGCGGGCTTGCCGCTGCGCTCGTAGGTGCTGGTGACACCGTTTTGGGTCACGGTAATTTTTGACCCCTCCGGGATATCCACGGAGGGGTCAATAAGTAGTTTAGCTGTCTGAGGCACTTGGGCGGCCTGTGCTACCGGCTCCGTGCTGCTGACAGAGCCATACACCAGGCGGCAGGGCGCGTTTTCCACTGTTGTCTTGTCCTGCGGCTCCGTGCGCCCGTTGGCGGGGTTGAACACCCCATCTCTCACGGTCACCGTTGCCCGGCCAGACCACAGGCTCTGAACGGCGGCCTTGTGCGTGTCATTCACCATCGCAACCTCCGATATGCGCCCAAAACGCTCTCAGGGGGGTGCATGAGCCGCTCCACAAGGGCGTCAAACCGCGCCTCCACCGTCTTGACACCATCACTCGCCCCCGCAAAGGTTATGGACACGTCCCCCTCGGTGATGCTTTTGATTGGTGCGGAAAAATCCGGTGGCGGTTCCGAAAAATGGAGACTGTCGGAACTCAGCCGCCCCGTTGTTTTCGCCTCGTAAAGGAGGTGACCCGCCGCTTTATCGACCAAGATGTTGGTCAACTCTTTCGGCAGCTCGGTGTGGTTAATCTCACTGAGGATTTCGCGCTCACAGGTTGCGATGATGTGCCGAACGGTGGCGTGATCAAAAGTAAGCTCCAAGAAACCCAGGTGCCGCATCCGCTCCTCTAAGGCCTCAAACAGCTCATTCTCGCGGCTTTTCGGCGTGGTTACGTCCATAGCCGTCTACCTTAACCCTTGGACAGGATGCGGCAGATGGGGATGGCCTTGTCGGAGATGTAGGAGCGCTCCTCCTCGCTCTCCTCACCAGAGTGGACCAGAGCCCAGTTGGCACCGTTCTCCAGCTCCGCATTGGTGGGGGACTGGCTGGCCTGGCTCACCTTTTCATAGGAGATGCCAAAGGGGGCAAACACCTTGCGCTGGCGGGTGTAGAGGGTGTCCTGGCCACCGTTGGTCTTGGGGTCGCGGGCCATTTCATAGGGCACCTTGGCTCCCAGGTCCTCGTAACCAATGGAGCCCTCGCCCAGCACATAGCTGGTGTAGACAGGCTCATCACCGGTGGTATCAACAGGCATGTTGTCATCGGTGATGACCAGCTTGCCGTTCCAGGTGTACAGGGTCAGGTCACGGGTCACGCCGTCCGCGTCGGTGTACTTGAGATTGGTGATGAGGTTGAGGTTTTCCAGGTTGGTGGCCACATCGGAGTGCATGAAGATCATGGCAAACTTCTTCTTGCGGTCACCGCAGGCCTTGCCGGTGGCGCTGTTCAGGGTGGTGGCCTCCATGGGGCCGTTGGCGTCAAAGGTGTGCTTGGCCACAAACTCGGCGCTCTTGCCGCCGGTCATGGAGAACACGCCCTTGAGGATGGACAGGATGGTGTCCTGGTCGATGTCCTCCCAGTATTCCGCCACCTGCTGGGCCACGTTGTCCATGAAGTCAACGCCGCCGGTGATGTCGTGGGAGAAGTCGCGCTCGACCCAGGCCTTGGCACGGCCAATGACCACCACGCCCTGCTCAAAGGTCTTGGTGGAGGTGGCCACGATGTCGGTCTGGCCATCATAGTTCACGGCGTCACCGTCCAGCAGACCACGCACTGCGATGCGAGCGTAACCGGTGCCATTCTGAGAGGCGAACACCTCACGGATGTCGGGGTTACCCGCCAGCACCTTGGACTTGCGGATCTGGTTCAGGCGGGTGCGGGGGATACGGTCGGCCTTATACTTAAAGGCCTGGGGGTTAAAGCTCTTGGCGTCAAACTTTGCCATTGTTCAAAACTTCCTTTCTAAATTATTTATTGGTGTTGGTGCGGCTCTTTTTGCCACTCTTGGGCTTGGTAGCCTTGGGGGTCTCGTCGGTGGGAGCGGGAGGGGTCTCGTCGGCGCTCTGAGCACCCTGCTCGTCGTCGGGAGCTGCGGCAGGGTCAGTGGGCGTTTCGATGCCAGAAACGCCGTCAGCGGGCTCCGTAGGGCCGTCGTCGGTATTCTGAGCGTCCTGCTCGTCGTCGGGGGTCGTCTGGACCTCCGGCGCGTCCGGCTCAGCGGGGGCCTCGGCATTGAGACGACCCAGGACCTCCAGGGTGATGGCCTCGGCCATCTCAGCCGCAGAGGGGACGTTCTCCGCCATAAACTGCACGATACCCTCCTGGGTCCGGGGCAGCTCGTTGGTGGCCTTGCCAGTCAGCTTGGAGGCAAGGTTACGCAGCGCATCCTCAAAGGACACGGTGCGGGGCTTGACAACTGCATTTTTCATCTTGTTTCACCTCTCATTCATCCAGTTTCGCGTCGGGATTTTCCGCCAGATACTGTGCCAGCTCCTCGTAGGTCATCTCAGACGGCTTTTTGCCGCTGCCATCGCCGCCCTTTCCTCCGTCGCCGCCCTCGCCGGGTCTCCAGCCGTCGTACTTGGGCGCGGCACCGAACAGGAAATCCGTGGCGGTGTCCTTTTTCATTGCGTCCACCTTGGCGGCCAGAGTAACGGCGGCACCGTTCTCTTTGGAAATGACCTTGCCGTCCTGGATGGATGCATCCTTGAGGAACTCGCCCAGGATGGCCTTGACTGCGATGGTGTTCTTGGCACCGGCGGCGGTGAGTTCTGCGTCTACCGCGGCCAGCAGCTTGACGTTGGCCAGCTCCTTTTCGTGAGCGGCCTTGGCGTCCTTATTCTGCTGGGTCAGTTCCTCGATCTGCTTTTTCAGATCTGCGTTGTCACCGGCGGACTTTTTCAGCTCCTCAAGCTGACCGTCGCGCTTGGTGACATCGGCACGAAGCTGGCCCACCTCGGTCTCCAGCTCCTTGACGCGGTTGTTTTTCTCGTTGAAGTCTGCACGGGCGACGAACTGCTCACCAAGGGACTTGCTGACCTTGGCATCCATCTCCTCCGTGTAAGCCTCTCCAAGAATTTCTTTTAACCAGGGGTGTTTCATATCTGGCTCCTTTCTGCCACGTTCCTTTTTATCGGGCCTGTCCCCGTACTGTGGCCGCCCTGCTTTTTTCCTCCGGGCCAGAGGTATTTGGGTATGAAAAAAGCACCGTGCATTTTCAGCACGATGCTTTTATCAACAATATGGGTTAATGTATGGGTTTTCCCTGTTTGTAGGCAGCTTTTGCCTGTTCCAACGACATATCATTTGCGCCACCATCAAACTGCGGGTCGTCGTTCTGGATGTCGTCATCCTGCCAACCGCAGACAGGGCAAATTTCAAATACGCTACCAAAGGGCAGCGACAACTTGCCGCAGCAAGCACAGGGTTTGTTCTTATTTTGAGGCATATTTTTTCACCTGTCCCTCCCAGTATTTTTTGCCGGTACGTGGCTTGTAGAAAGTAGATATGGTGCCGTCCGGGTATACAGCCGCAAAAAGCTCATCGCTTTCGCGGAAAAACCGCTGCACGCCGCTCTCGTCTTTGATGCTAACCTTTCCCTCTGCGGCATTGACAAAGTCAAGAGCTGCCGCGTTGTACCCCTCGACCGACGCGATACTCAACCCAGAGGCGTGCCGCGCAAAGTGATCTTGCACCGTTTCCGGGTTAAATTCCACCGCAGACCATTCTCGCTCGCCGGTTAAATTCCGGTATCGTGCGAGCAACTTTTGGTATGCAGGAGAGTTAGTATATTTGAGTGCGGCGAATTTGTCAAGTGCAGGCATCCGCAATAGGCCGATTTTTTGCATGGCCTCGTACTCCGGGGTGGCGGCAGCAATTTTCTCAGCTTCTCTGGCCCGTACTTTTTCGACATACTGTTTTTTCCAATCCTCATACTTCATGCTGTCTGGCACCTTGGTGCGCTCACCCGTTTCCAAATCACGGGCAAAACGCTCACCAAGCCCAGCCATGTCCTCGAAGTAGGGGGCGGTGCAACACCTGCACCACGGGTGGAAAGGGGGAGCCGTAAGGCCAACTTGATACTCCGACATTTTGAACACTTTGCCGTCCAACGACCCGCAGGTGTCGCATGTCTCCCGGTCAAGAGCTGCGATGATCTCATACCGCTCCACGTCCAGATCAGCAAAGCAGTCTTTCTGGGCGGCGCTGGCGAAATAGGCGCTTTCGGTCATCACCAGACGGCCCGCTTTCTTGCGGGACACCTCAAATTGCTTGGTGATTGCGGTGATGGCCCTGTCTGGGGCCTCGCCCCGAATAATCATTTGGGTCAACTGGGTGTTGACCGTGTTGACCAGGCTTTGCTTGTTGGTCCAGCAGCGGTCACGGAATGTCTGATTGTCCGTGGTCCAGGGACGGGAGAGCACCTTTGTGATGGTCTCCTCGTTGATGGCGTGCATAGTCCAACCCACGCCAAGGCCGCGCTGGACCTCAAATGCGGAGTGCCAGTAGCTGTCCGTGTATATCCGGCGCGTGGCCTCATCCACAAAGTCCAGTTGGTTGGAATACAGGAGCTCTGCCTGTTGCTGGATTTGCAGCTTGAGCGCCTCCAGCCGGGAGATATGCACCCTGGCGCTGGCGTTCTCCAGCTCTTTCATCCAGCGGCCATCAAGGGCGTTTTCCTGGCCATACTTGATGTATTCTTGCACAGACCATTGAAACTCTGCCAGCTCTGTTGAGTTGAGCAGCCGCTTGGCGTCGGCCAGTGTGATTTCGTTGTTGACCGCAAAACGCTGATACCAGGCGGCGATCTGCTTTTCAATCTCCGCGATGGACTTGGCAAATTGGCGGTCCAGGTTTTCCACATAGGAGAATGACTGGTCTTTCAGCGCATCCTCCATGTTTTTGAAACGCTGGGCCCAATAGGCTGCGTTACTCTGCCGCGCCATCTGCGCCACCGCCCTTTGCGGGAGGCTCGTTGCCGGAGCCGCCGTTGCCGGACTTGTTCAGATCACGCTCAAATGCGGCACGGTAAGGGTCGGAGGCCTCCTGGGCCTCGCGCTCCTTTTTGATGCGTGCAAGCTCCTTGACAGGGTCGTCCACCCAAGGGTGCATTTTGGTGACTGTCTCGTCGGACAAGATGCCCACGGAGTTTTTGCAGTTGGTGATGGCCTCGGTTTCGTTGATAAGCACGTCCCGGTCAAAAATGATCTTGACGGGGGTGCCATCGAAGTTGCCCTGGCCTGTATTGGCAAAGTGCTTGTTGACAAACCAGAGCAACTCCTCGAAAGCGGCCTGGAACTGCATCTCGATGCCGTTGGCGTCCAGGTCGATGTCAGAATACATGCTCTGGATGTTCATCTGGTTGGGGTTGTTGCTCATGCGGTCATCTTTGGCGTCATAGCTGCGGGCGTTCTCGATGATGGCATCCTTGAGCAGGGAAAGCAGCACTTTGTAGTTTTCGGCGTTGACCTCTATCTGGAGAGTAGAAATGCCGCCCTCTGCGCCCTCAAAGGAGCGCACCTTGATGACGCCGGTCTCCATGATCTTACTGCGCAAGGTGCCCGTGTCCTCGCCGTCGTAGTTCTTGATGACCAGGATGGTGGTGTGGATGTCCTCCTCCATCTGGTTGGCAAAGTTGGACAGCACATTGTTGTACGCGTCCTGCAAGCACTTCACACGGGAAAGGAGCGGGATTTCATGGTGGCCACTCTTGAAACAGACCAGGGGGATGCGCTCCCAGTTGAATGTCGCAACGCTGCCGTCATCGGGGTTGGTCTTTTTGATATACGCCCCGGACTGCGCCGTGGGGTCGGCCTCCAGCGTACCGTCCTCGTAAATGAAACAGTCCACGCCGCCGCCGTGCATGACCTCGACCTTGACCACGTCCTTGGCGTGCTCATTTTCGTCGTATTCCATCACGACATATACATGCACCGCCGCGTCCAGGATAGTGTGGTCGGCATCGGCCCAGAACGGGAGCACCTCATCTGCGGAGAAGCGCTTAAAGGCCAGCGCGTTGCCCTCATAATAGGGGTACACCCACGCCTTGCCGCCAATCCATGCGCTTTCGCCCACGGTGTGCATCGTCCGGCGGAAACCGGAGCCCAGAGTGGCCTCCAGCAGCTTTCCGTATTCCTTGTTTTCCGTGTCAAAAGAGAACGGACGGCCAAAAGAGTAATTGGTCTTTTGGTCCACCGCTTTGGCGTACTGATTGTCCACAAGCCGGTTGTTGGGCAAGTGCTTGAGCTCTTTAGGCTTGCCGTCGTCCCCCGGTATCATGCGTTTGCGACCCAGGACAGCGTGCCCGCCGCCATAGTAGCGCTCGCCCTCAAGCTGGCGTTTGCGCTCTCTGGATTTCAGCCAGTTGGCGATCTCCAACTCCAAAAAACGCTTGTCGGTCATGCCGGGCTTGAAATGGGTACTTGCCCGCATGTCCTCTGTTTCTCTCAAGTAAAGTTCGACCATGTTCTTTCACCTCACAAACAGTTAGCTGCCGCCCATGCGGCGTGCAGCTTGGGTCCCATGACGGCAACCCAGTCCACCAGCTCCTCGTTGGTGGCCCATCCACCCTCAAACTGGAGGGTGTTGATGCTCAGACCGCTCTCATACAGGAAAGCGTGCACGATTTCGTGGCGCATGACTTTGCGCTTATAGGCGTCCAGATCCTTGAGAGCTCGCGGCTCTTTACGCTCCTCGTCCGTGTAGTCGCGCACCACGATTTTCTTGACGCTGCTGTCGCAGTAACCGTCACAGCTTTCCAAATTAGGGTCACAGCTCTTTTCGGTGTATTCCAGGGCGTAAGCCACACCCAGCACAGATATTTCCATAAAAACCTCTCTCAGGTGCTTATGAGCACCGGCGCAAATGCCTTTTGTACGAAATAGCGCACGTCGTCCATGCTGTGGTCGTTCTCCTTGATGGGGCGGTCCTCTCTGGCCTTTTCGTCCCATCGGTACATACCGAACTCACGGATGCAGTCCTCACAGCAGGAGCAGATGAACAGCTCCCCGGTCTGGAGGCGGGTGGACACGTTGCGGATGCCGTCAATGACGGAATTGGAGGCTTTTTCCACTCTAAACCTGTCGTGGCGGCGGATGACCTCAATAAACGAAGCTGCGGATGGGTCTACTATGACCGCCCGGATGGGCAGATCAGCGGCAAGAGCGGCCAGCTCGGTGTAGTGCTCCTCGTCCGTGCGCTGCCGTCCAACTTTGCGGCTGTCGTAGTAATACTCCCTCATTCTGTACCAGCGACCATTTGCGCGCCCCCACAGGCCAATGCTGGTGGGATTGATGGTGCCGTAGTCGCAGGAGATATAATAACGGTCATATGGGCGCGGCTCTGACGGCACCACATGAAAGTCCTTGTTGAAAGCTGTATAAATCAGCCCCTCCGCAACCACCCAAAGGCCTCTAATAAAGCGGTCATAAAAGACACCAGAGTAAAGGCGCTCATACCTTGCCTTGACGGCTGGGGAGAGGCTGAAATTATCATCCATGGTGAAATGGAGGTGCAAAATATTTCTCTTTTTTGCCTCCAAAACCCAGGTGATATAAAACCAGTGGAGTGGTCCCTCCGGGTTACAGTTAAACCACAGCTTGGAGCCATCCACAGAGCAACGCGCGACGGCTTGCTCCACAAAAGAGCGGGGCATAAGCACAACCTCGTCCAGCAGGAGACCTGCCAGCGTGATGCCCTGGATGAGGTCGGCGCTGCTCTCGTCCTTGCCGCCAAACAGGTAAAAGGTGTTTTTCCTGCCCGCGGCGGTCACGGTGATCTTGTTTT